CATTTGTTCACATATAAATTTATATTTATCTTCATCAAGATAAGACATGCCATTGTCAAGCATATCTTTAGTAGCAACTTCTGTTGATTGTGTTTTAGCTTGTGTGCTTGCTATGATATTATTATTGCTTTCAGTTATATTATTAATAATAAATAACGCTGTAACAAATACCATTCCTGCCAATACTGCAATCACTATCTCCTGTAGCTTCTTTTTGTTATCTTTTTTATCCATTGTAATACACCCCTTTACTTTTATAGTGTTTAAAGTGTATCACAACGGATTGGATTATTCAATTAAATGTTAAATGCTGGCTGTCCTGTCATAGCCGTATACTGATTGGCATATCTCTGTGTTGTTCTGAACACTTCCTGTCCGTCAATCTGTACAACAATGTTTCCGTTCTGCTGACCTATATTTGCATTAGCAAATACCTCTGACATGCCCTCAATGACAGCTTGCTTAATGCCGTCTGTTATCTGCTCGTTGTTAGCAACTGCTGTCTTACCATTACTGAATTTGCCAACCATTTCATTATGATTAGCAAAGAAAAGCCCATCCTCTGGGAAGCCGCCTACTGCATATGCTCTAGGTTTTGGCTGTATAGCAATATGAAATGCACTTTCAGATATGTTGCCATTATTATCAAATACTTCTCCGCTGAATTTACTCGCAAAGCTATTGGATAATGCATTTTGAATCAACCAAGACTTGCTGTCTATGGTGTCTGCTAACGCTTGCATTAATTGACTGCCTGTTTCTTCTCCAATTTCTCCAGCTTCAACTTGGTCAACAATACTCTGGTAAGCTCTTTTTGCTGAATAAGGTATGTCGCTGATGTTGCTGCTAAATCTACTGCTTAAATCAGATCCTGCATTTGCGCCTATGTTTCCAAACTTTGAAAAAGTACTGCTTGTGTCAGAATCAATAATACCAAGTTTTGATTGCACTTCGTTTTTAGCTTGTTCATACGCATTTGTGATAGCCTGCTGCGTATCTTGCGAAGTTCCAACAGCGGTATTTTTTAATTCATTCCAACAAAACTGCATATCATCCGTAGCTTGCTGAACTGTTCCCTTAGCTTCATTAACCTTATCTTGATTGGCTTCAACTTCTTTGTTGAGTTGTTCAATTTCTCTTGTTACGCTCGCATAAGCTGTAGCTTCGTCTGGCGTCATTTCGACAACCTGTAAAGCACCGTTATATGTCAGCTTATTAAGTTCCTCTTGTTTCTGTCTCAACTTCTCTTTGCTGTCGTTGAGAGCATCTTCCATTTTCTTTAATTCCTTCTTCTCTTTATATTCATCTTTAATCAATTGAATATAATCTTCCCTTAACGCTTCCAAGCGGTACTCTTCCTGCTTTTTGTCAATCAGTTTTTCAATCTCTTCTCTAGTCCCCTTGTATGCGCCAGTTTCTGTGTCAATAACTCCACTTAATTCCGGTACTTTTTCAACTAATTCCTGTGCAATATCCTTGAGTAATTTCTGTTGTTCAGTTGTTAAGCCTGTTTGATTTGCTAGTTCAAAGTATTTTGTTTTAAGAGCTTCGATTTCATCAGCTGTTGTATTATTTTTCCATGAATCTTCTATTGAAGCAATTGATTGTTGTATTTCACTTGTGGTTTTGCCAACCTCTTCTCTAATAACTCCATATCCAGATAAATAATCTGGAATTTCGTCTTGGATTTTAATAAATCCTTTGATTGCACCTGTTACACCAACTATTGCCGCCATAGCCAAGCCTGCCGGTCCAAAAGCTGTGTATAATCCTGCTGCACCGATAGCTGCACCACCTGCTATTTTAGCAATAGAAGCTACAAGGTTATCACTTCCTTTGGCTATATCAGTAAAACCGCTTTCGATGAGTTTAAATTCTCCAAAAGCTGATACTCCGCCAAGCAATACTTTTTGAAATAGCGACATATTATTTCTAACTTTGGTTATTCCGCTGTTAAATACAGTAAATAGCCCTTTATCTTTAACAACTTTTCTAAAGTCTTGGAAATCCAATGTTGCTTTGGTAATTTTAGGGTGCATAAATGTTAATGCCGAAGCTGCTGCTGCACTGCCGTTTTTTGCTGCTTTCATTGCCTTGGCTGTATCTTCTGCCATTACGCTTAATGAATTTAACTTATTGTATGTCTTAGTAAGGCTCGATACTACGCTTGCGCCACCTATCGCCTTAAGCAACTTAGGAACTGCCACTAGCGATATCAGAAGCGTTTCTATCGGTGCTTTAGATAGCATACCCAAGTATAATTCAATAGCACCTTTTAAGCCTTGCACAATAACTCTGCCTGCTGCATTAAATACCTTAGTCCAATCAATTCCTGCAAGGAAATCGCCCATTTTCTGACCGATTTTAAACCAAGGAACATCATCTATAGCCTTTGCAAACCAATTAAAAATTCCTGCCACAAGGTTAGATGTATCTTGTCCTGCTGCATAGAAATCCCCGATTGCAAAATCTTTGAATATCTTCCTAACAGGTTCAAGTGCTTTCTCTATCTTATCAGCCCAAGCAACCGCCGAATTTTCCATATTGGCAAATGCTTTATTCCAAGCCGCTTCATAATCAGCCGCCGCCTTAGCGATATCATCTGTCAAATCAATAGCGCTACCACCACCGCCACTTGAACCCTTGCTTGAGCTTGTATCGTCCTGTAATTTATTTATTTCATCAAATCCCATAAGGGATAATGTAGCTTTCTTAGCTGAATCAGCTACATCTTGGTAGCCGTCTGAAATATCTTCTAAGCCGTCTGATGTGTCTTTATATCCGCTTTGTCCGAAACTCTCAAAGTCAATCTTAGTCCCCATTAAAGAAGCAAGGTTGACTAATAATCTTTTGATTGCAATAGTTACTCCGTTTACTATCGGCATAACCTTTGAAAGAATTGGGATAAATAGCTGTCCTGCTACCATTCCGACTTCTTTCATATTGTTGCTGAACTGGCGTAACATATTACTTGGGGAGTTGATTGTCAAATTTGTTATCGTATAGGCTCTTTATCCTATACTTCTTATAGTTTCCTATAAGTTCAGAGTACATTATCACCCACATCATTATGTTTGGTTTGGTGGTAGCCACTTCCACCTCATACTGCCCTATATGCAGTAGTGTCGGACACTCTTGGGAATATTATATTTATTCAATTCCTACTCGTTACGATACTCAATAGCCTGTTCGTAATCTATTGAGTTATCTCGGTATTAGCATAGTTGAAAACTTTAGCCTTCACCGATTTTGCCCGATTGTCATAAGACATTTCTATTCTTATGCAACACTTGGAAGATAAGTTATATCAGCTTTCTTCCGTCTATTAGCTAAATCACCCCAAGATACCTTACTTTGGTCTAATATCGCCAACACTCTTAACTGTTGCTTTTCCATCTGTGTCATTTCTGATACAGACTTTGAAATGCCTAAGTTATAAGCATATGTCGCTAATGTAGCGTTAGTAATATCAATGCCATATTTATACAACGCTCTCGATTGACCGATTAAGCCACTTTGCAAGTTCTGTGCAACCGTTTTATAGTCCACATTAAAAAGTGAGCTTATATCGCCTGCAAGCATTGTCATTGACTTTGTTATTGCTGTTGTTGCTTCGCCTGTCTGCCCTAATGAGTTAGTAACAGAAGCTAACTGCGAAGCATACTGTGTTACTTCTTGTATGTTAAGCCCTAAGTTTTTAGCTCCGCTTTCTTCAAGCAAACCGCCTTGAGCATTAACTTTTAAGCCAGATAGTTTTCCAAGAGTATCATTTACTCTACTTTGAAAACTTTCTGCATAGGCTGTTGCATTATCATAGCCGTACTTTTCATAATCCTTATCCCATTCTGAACCAATCTTACCAAACGCTACCGCTTGATAGTTGAACGCTTCAATGTAATCTGTTGTTGACTTGATGGCTTCTATAAGTTTCTTACTGCCACGAATTACCATAAAATAAGTAGCATAAAACCTGCCTATTGCACTTGCAAGACTGCCAAAGCCTTTTTTGGTTTTAGATGTACTTGAATAGGTGTTATTGAAAGACCTTATTAAACCGTTGCTTGCAGTTCCGGCTTTGCCACCTTGACTAGCAAGATTAGCCAATGCGTTAGTCATTTGAATAACATTCTGGCTTACTGTTGGTGCTCTTGATAGCGTTGTTATTAAGCCATTTAAAGCATTGCCTAGCTTTGGAATGTTTACAACGGCGTTTTCTATACTCTTACTACCTAGCTTACCAAGTGACTTTGCAAATTCTGTGACTTGTGTTGCATTTTGTGGAATAGCTGATATACTCGCGACTGCCTTTGTGACAGCTTGAAGTGATGTAGCTGTGTTAGTTAGTGCAACTGAATCAACAGAACCTATCTTTGTGATGTTCTTAGCAAGCCTTGTAAAATCTGCTGTTCCTGCGTTCATATTCTGCATAGCAGAACCTAACTGACTAACACCACTCGCAAGGCTACTTAGTGAAGAGCCATTCACAGTTGCAAGTGATGTTGACAGCCTTGTAAGATGTTCTATTAGTGTATCAACAGAATTGATAGCTTTCGTGGCAGTACCGGTAATTTTGACTTCTAATGAATCTAATTCCACGCTTTAACCCCCTTTATAGGATTGTTGGCGGTAGTCCTCTCTTTTCAGCTCGTGCCGCCCATTTCTGTTCATTGAGTAACATTCGCTGTAACTCTTTATCGTAGGTATCTTCTTCGCTTTCTTCCGTTTTTTCTGATAAAATAGCCTGCTTCGGATATTCAATGTGTGTATCTTTACTAAATGCCGCACCAATGCCGCAAGAAATAGCCGGTATTGCATAGACAAAAAACCAGTTATACATTTCTGAATCACGATTTTGTCTATCAATCTTTTTGCCTTTTGCGTATAGTAATAATTTTGTAGGTGTCATTTTAAGAAAGTCTGAATAACTAATACCTAGTGAACTGGCTAAGACAAAGTATTCTTCCCAAATTATTTTGTGGAAGTCTGCTTTTTCTTGTGGTCCTGTGGAACTACTGTCGGCTTCTTCTGTTCCTGTGTCGCTTCTTCCACATTGTTCGCCATTTCCTCTAACATCGTTGTTATCCCTGACAGCTCGAAAAAACCATCATCTTCCATCGCTTTCTTGATTTCTTCAAACAACGTTCTATATCCGTAACTCTTATCTGTCTTTCTTTTCTCTGTAATATATACCCTAGTGAGTTCCTTTGCTTCATCCATAGTTACTGGGTTATTGTCAATACAGCCTGCATAAATGGCGGTAATGCAAATCTCTGGCACATCTGCTGTCATATTTGCCAAGCCGTCAAAAGAAGCCTGTGCAACACTTTTATCTGTCTGTGCAAGTAAGTAAGAACCGTTAACGACAGAAAACATTTTCTGCACAATTTCCTTGCATTCTGCTGCACCGAAGCTAAACTCAACTTTGTATTCTTTTCCGTTTACATTAATATTCATCATAATTTTTACCCTTTCCCACCCTATCGTCCATATAGGGAAAGGTGCGGATTTTACACCGCACCTACCTTTTTTAAATAATTATTCTGTTACATCATCAAGATATGATGTGTAGTCGGCTGTTTTGGCGTTTGTGCCACCAATCGACACAGCCTTTGATTTAGTCGATTGGCTTATCATTCCCCCACCTTTGTTACTGTGAATGTGCCACCAGCACCTTCGACAACTTGAAGCTTGTCTGTACATTCGATAGGTGAAGTGTTAGGAACTGCTGTTACTGTCATTTCAAGTACTGAATCAGTACCAGAAACATCATTAGGTGTTGCTGTTACCTGTCCGACAAATGCGTACTTAGCAACCGCGCCTAATCCGTCAGAGCCATATAACTGAATAATATCTAACTGCTTACCCTCTGCTTTGATTAAGTCCTGTAAATAAGCCTTTTCAAGATTTCCTGTGTAAGTCTTAGCGTCAGATGTTTTGATACCCATTAAGAATGTCTGTGAATCATCTTCAAATGTTGTACTTTCAACTGTGTTAGGTGCTGATACTGGTGCTGAAATTGACTTAGCCGCAACCATTAACTTATATGAGCCTGCAAAACCATCTTCGCTATGCTCCTTGTAGATAACCCTAGCTTTATAACTTGTACTTGCCATTGCCTTGTCTACCTCCTAAAAATTTGCAAAAAAATAAGAGCATTTCTGCTCTTTGTTACATTAATCTGTCATTTGCCGCTATCATTCTTCTGAATCTAGCGGTACTCTTATGTACTTTGTTACCGATTGAGAACTCTGGCATTGATGTGCCTTGAAATCTCATTGTCTTGAATGTATCTGTAATTACTGCCATAACCTTGCGACAATCAGATTTGCTTGTGTTAGTGGTGACATCTACTTGAAATGTCGCTAACAATGCGTTAATTGTCTGTCCGTCAAGCGTTTGTCCTTGTTCTACTGCTGGCAGTAAATGAATGTATACTGTTGGGAATACTGCTTGACCGCTGTTTTCCCCCTCGTTGGTTATGGCTATCTTTGGGTATGTTTTCTTTAATTGCGTTAGGGTTTTAGCCTTGACAAGTGCTGTGACTGTGTTTTCAAGGTCTATCGCCCAATCGTTTGCATTCGCCATTAACTAAACACCTCTCTTGCTATCTGCTTATACTGATTAACAATCTCCATTGTGGCGTTATACATAGGCATTGTAGCCTTAACGCCGTGAGTAGGTTTCCAACTTTCACTTTGTTCATCCCAAAACCACCATGTGTCGTCCCAAGCATGAACCTGTCCAGGATATGTGCCAACTCCTAACCCTAATTCATCAGCTTTAGGATTAGCAACAGCGTTATAATGAATACCAGCTCCAAACTCAATTGCTAATAGTGTGTAAAATGGCTCTCTATCTTCTACCTCAACAGTTTTACCGGTAGCAATTAAAATAGCTTGGTAGCCATCTTGAATAGGCTTTCTGTCAACTCTCAATGTTACTGTCCTACCTAATGGACTTTCATTAACACTCATAATTGCTGCTTTGTCGCCTAATTCTGCTAATCGTCCAACAAGCAGTTCACATTTATACTGTAAACTCTGTTTATACTGTTGTAGCTGTCTGATAGCTTCATTTACAGACTTTTCAGACAAGGATATATCAATTGTATGTCTTGCCATAATGCACCTACTTTACAACTGCTTTAAGCATATACTTGGTTGAATATAATGCTGGTTTAATGCCTACAATGGTAAAGTCTGCTGATGTTTCATCAACAAGACTGTCAGATGTGTATGTAGGCTTGCTATCAAGCCATATAAGGTCGCCTTTTTGAATAGGTAATGTATTCCTATCTGTCAGCAAAATAGCATCAAAATCAGCCGTATCAAAGCCGTATTCTTTACTCTGTGCTTCTCCACCGCTGAAAGCTATATTTGCTTTGAAATCCGCAGGCTCTGAAAAGCCCGTTTTCTCTTCAAGAACTTTTGGTATCTTATTTCCCTCATCATCAAGATAAGGAATGAAGTTGCCCTCTGTGTCGGTATATCCCTCATAAAGGATATTGCCGTCATCATCTCTTTCATAGATAGTTACTGTCTGCCCTTGAAGTGAATACTTCATAGCCTGCTTATTAATGTCAAGCATTGTTCTTTACCTGCTTATAAATCTGATTAACGCCTGTGCTTGATAATCCGGACACAATTCCTACTGCGATTGCATTAAGAATGTCATTTGCCGGAAAGTCCGGTATTACATACATACCTATAATGCCTAAGATACCGCCTGCAACGCCTACGATTATAGGAATGTAATTATCCTTAATGTGAGGAATCGCCTTAGCTCCTAAGCCTATCAGATATGTTATTACAACGATTGCAACTACTGTTGATACTGATGTTATATCCATTCTGCTATACCTCCTTATCTTCATTAAGTCGTGCTTCCAATCCGTCTATTCGGTGGTGCGCCGACTTTACACTTTCCTCAACCTTAATAATCCTGTTATCGTGAGAATTAAGTTCTTTTCTCATTTCTGTAACTTCATTCTTTATCTCTGTTGTGTTGCTTGATATTGTGTCGAGTTTCATATTTATGCGTGTATTTTCCTTTACACGCTCTGTAAGTTCTGCATTGTCAGACTTTTTGTTGTTCTTAAGATTAAATCCCAACGTAAACAGTCCGAAAAAGACGGAAAAAGCAACTGAAATAATGCTTATAATTACTGCTATTGGCATTGATATACCGCCTTTCATAATTAATAATGGCACACCGCCCACCACCCTTAATGTGTGCCGCCTGCTACCATATTGCCGACATCAGCAAAATAGTAACGCACAATCTTCTTTAATATTCTGTAATGCCCTATAGGCGTTATAATACTTTGGCAAATGGAAATACCCCGACAAATAAGCTGTCTCTATCTCTCCAAGTTCTGTTGACACCGCCCTCATTCATACTCGCCATGTAGTTCTCACCAGCTTGTGAATGGTCGTAGACAGCCAGATTAACAATAACACTCTCAAATTTCTTCAAATCTTCGGTTATCATTTCATCTGTGTAGCTGTCGGGGTAATTTCTTCTTGCTTTTACATCTTCTGTAGCCTGTTTAATGAGTTGCTCGATTATCGGATTATCTTCTTTGCTATCGAACACGACCACATCAGATGTTGTTTCATCATCATTTGTGACTGTATCAATATGAAATTGTTTAAGTCTGATTTTAGTTTGTTCTAATGTAGTGTATTCCATAATTTCAGCTCCTATAACCCTAATTTCTCAATTAACAGTTCTTTAAGTTCTGCTCCTGTAAGCTCCATTGCGTTCTTAATACCTTGTTCTAAGGCAAGTGTCTGCAAGTCCGCTGTTGGCATACGCTTAATAGCTGTCTTTGTGTAATCGCTTGTAGGTTGAGCAGGGAACTTGTCCTGCTCTTCCTCATATTTAAGCTCATCTCCATAAACAGCTTCCTGTCTTACATTATCTGCTGTTACTTCTTCGCTCTGCTTTGCGGCGTTGATTTTATGTCGTCTTAATAACATATAAACACCTCTTACTTTCCGAGCTTAGCAAGAACAACCTTTGAATCGTTGCTTAAGACTGCTGTGTAATGCTCGTCGCCAGAGATAACAGTTGTCTTTGCAAGAATATCTCTGTCTGATTCAATCTCAACGCTTCTCTTCATATAGATTGTAAGTGCGTTCTCTTCCTCTGATACGCCATCTGCACCTGCTTCCTCGTTAGGGTCTTCTGCTGATACGATAACAATAGGACAAGCATAATATTCTGTTGTAACAGCCTTTAACTTGCTACCTACCTTAATTTCCTTGCCCTTTGGCTTGAGTGTATGTGCAAGTGCTGTATCAAGATGAACATTAGTTGTATCCTCGCTTGTTGTGTCAGCTACAACATTGATTGTTCCTGTTGAATCGTCAAGCTCATACTTAACCAGCTTAACTTTCTTAGACTTAACAACCTGTGCTCCTGCGATAGAACCGATAGTGCCATTCATAATTACATTAAGTGGGTACTTGTCATTGCTCTTAAAATCATCGTCATTAAGTAATGTGGCTTCCTGTGCTGGGTTAATGAATAATATCTTTGTAAGTGATGAATCCGATTCATCATCAAATTTGCTATTAGCTGCTACAACTGCTGAATAGCTGATAGGCGCTGCTGTTCCATCGTAATCAATAGGTGCTGTGCAAAGTGCGTCATAGCTGTCATTATCAACCTTTGCAGCGATTGACATAGCAATCTGATTGATAGCTGTGCCAAGTGGGTCGCCATAACCAGATAACACTGATTCATCTGTAAGCTCTACAGCCTTACCTGCTTTCTTAACCTTTGCTTCTGCTGTAGATGTTGTAAGTACTGTTGTACCCATAGCAACACCTTCTGCAACGTCCTCTGCGTCACCAATATAAGCATACTTTGGCACAACGATTGTGCTTCCCGGTCTGCCTACAAGTGTTGTATCAACTCTTGCGATAGGTGAGAACTTAATCTTTTTTGGCAACTTAGCTGATACCATATCAGCCATTACCTGTGGGTCTACTAAATTTGCTAACTTAGTCTGTGGCATAGTTTATTTACCTCCGTTTTCTACTCTGTGAACTTCTTGTAAAGTTCTGGATTCTTATTTTTGAACTCCACTCTTTCGTGGTAATTCATCTTGTTGAACTGTTCCTGTGTTATCGTGCTTTCTTCTCCACCGCCTGCATTAATAGCCGGTCTTGATTTAAGCCACTCTGCCTTAGCTTCTTTAACCTGTCTTTGCACTTCATTAGCAATTACAGTTGCTATAAGGCTATGGTCTGCGTCTGCAACCGCCTCAATCAAAGAATCAATATCCTTTCCATCGCCTATAACTTTCTGATAAGCATTGACAGCTTTCATATGATTAAGCTCTTTGCTCATGTTCTCGAACTTTTCAGCCTGCAACTTTTCAGCTTCCGCCTTTGCTTCCGCTTCCTGTTCTTCTGCTGTCTGCTTTGAGCGAAGTTCTTTCTTGTACTTAGCTGCTTCTGAACTGGCTTTATCGGAAGCGTTCTTATACTTCTCTTTTTCAGCTCTTTCACTAGCAAGCTGTGCCATAAGTTCTTCTACGCTAGGTGTCTGTTCTTCGTTCTGTGGCTCATTATTAGTTGTTGGTTCTGTTGTTGTGTTAGTTACATCTGCCATAATTTCTTTACCTCTGCTTTCTGCGTTTTTTGTTGTTCTCTCAACTTCTTGCGATATTTGTATTGCCCTTTCTCTAGGGCATATAAAAAGCCACAAGGCATTTCTACCCTGTGGCTCAATATCAATTATTTGTCTGTTCTGCTCTTATCTATAACTGGACTATTTTTTGTCTGGTCTGATAAGTCTTGCATTGTGCGGTCTTTGTTAGGTGATTGTTCGCCTTCTCCACCCTCTGCTTGGTTCTGTGTGTCTTTGTTGATTATACTGTCTTGATATGCCTTAACCATTTCTCCGCTTCTCGCTACAACATCGTTAGGGTCATCAAAGAATGGAATTGCATCAACTGTATCTTTAAGGCTAAATCCGTGGCTTATCAATGTTGCCATGGCATTAACCTTGGTTGACATTTCATAAGTTTTTTGCCGCTTAATGTTAGGCTTTACATCTCTTGCCCTTAATTTAAGTAATGGATTACTGCTATTAACATTGTTTGACAGCTTGATAGCCGCAAGAACAACTTTTATTTCTTCCATTTTGCAGCCATCAGTAATTAATTGCTGCTTTGCCGCCGCTGTTTCTGCTTGTGACCAGCCTGTTGCGTCTGACATTGCAACTCCTGTACTTCCACCGCTATTATCATTTCGTTGTGGCACATTGCATTTCTGTAAGATTATCTGTCGCCTTGATTGGATATTATTAAGCATACCTGTGTAATCGTAATTAATTGCAAGTGGCTCAACTATTGGAGTTTTGCCATCTGCTGATGTATAGGTCTGCATCCATTCTCCAGATTTTGGTTTCCTTACTTTTTCAGTAATGCGTTGCGTTCCATCTTTATTAACCGTTATTTCCTGTTCAACTGGGAAATCAACATCATTTGTATGCCATACTGCCTGCGTATTCTGTTCGACATCATTTGTAAAATCTGAAATGAGTAGGTTTAAGTTATCCATTTCAGATATTTGCCGTTCAAAACATCCCATTCTATCAAATGACCTTGTGTATTCAATAATAGGGATTTTATGTAATGGGTTCTCTTCCCCACTTCTCTCTAAAAATCCCCATTTTGTTTTTCCTTTTTCTGGTCCGTTAGTGATTTTTACCCCATCCGTAACTTCATAGCGAATATCTTTTGTAAAACAGGTATAATATCTTGCACCGCTATGTTTGTCTTTAATGTAAGTGCCTGCAAGAATAACCCTCTTGTCACTATAAGCTGTTGACCTTACAACAAATGTTGTTCTTGGGTCTAATACATCATATGTGAAATAGCTTTCCCCATCCTCATATTCTGTATTCACATCAATAAGGACATATCCGACGCCACCAATTTCAACATATCTTGCAAGTTCCTGTTGCTTCTGTCTTGCGTTCTGCGATTCGTAGCAACTGTTTAATTCCGCTATAGCTTTTGTAAGGTTAGAATCCTCATTGTCGCCATTTTGAACTAGCGTTATAGGATTTCCCCACTTAAAGCCTAAATTAAACTCTGTGACTTCGTTAGCCACATTATCACAGCACTCACAGTCAATGTCTGGTCTGTAAGTCTTTGGATTCTTCCTAACTATTGGCTGTATTCCTGCGTCATAATCAAGAAGAAACTGTATTCTGTTGGAATTAATATCATGTTCCAAAATTGCTTCACGCAAAATTGGTATTATATTGTCAGGTGTTATTTCTTTTGCACCTGTATAAATAGCAATTCTTCCTGTCTGCAT